CGTATTGTATTTTGTAGAAATGCCACTATACTTCAAAACTAGCAAACTGAAGTATAGTGGCAAGTGTACTAAAATTACCTGTCAAAATTAAGCTCGGGATTAATCTTAAACATTACGATGTAGGAATCATCGACTTGAAATTCTACTTCATCCGTAAAGCCGAGAATCAATGCGATTGCTTCCGTATTATCCTCAAAATACGGAATGTTCATAGCGTGAGAATCCGCATACATCTTGACGAATGGCGCGATTTTTTCGGCGTTTTCGCTTACGTCTGCGGTAACGTTAATATTGAACATTACCAAATCGTGCATTACGCCTGTCGTATAATCAAACACAGAATCGACAACGAAAATGTTTTCTTTGTCGTTCTTGTTTGCGTATAAAAACATACTACGTTTCTTGCTCCCATCACGCCACTTAATAATAGTACACGTGTAATCATCAAAAATATCATAGTTCTTGTTGTTGGTTTCGATGCTCATTTTGTTACGCATTTTGGCAATTCCTCTCTAGTCGGTTGCTTGCATTGCCATAAGGCAAGTGTACCACATCGCCGCGCTACAGTCAACAACTATTTTGCTTGTACAGTGTTGTATATGGTTGTACACTACTTGTACAGCTTGTACATTACTTGTACACAAAATTGATGCTTGCAAGCTACAGCCTATTGTGCTATCATTAAGCGTAGCGCAATGAGTTATCGCGCAAATGCAATGCAGGGATTTTTAAGAGAAATGGGGCCTATGGATAGCGGATAAAAAAGGAACTGAAAAATCCGACTGAAAAAGAAGGGATTAAATGAGCGTAAATTACAAGCATGGAAAAATCGGTAGAAGTCTTTGGTATACTAGAATTATTGGGTTATGTTCATTGGGAGATTTTGATATTACCGTGCGCGGTAATTTCAGAGATTCTGAAAGCGCTTCTAGAGCAGCTCAAAAATATCTAGGAACTAAACAGACTTTGGTAAAGGAACTTCATCACGGTAAAAGTTTTGCAAATTGCACGATTGATGCTTTTCTTACTGTAGCCGAAGAAACTTCGGTAGAATGGGAGGACTAAAAATGTCTAACGAGATTATGAATGCTTCTAACTCTGATTATATCTGCACTGTTGACACGAATTCTGCGGCAGGCGCAATTGCAATTTTCAATGCAATTTCTAGCGCAAAGTCTCTTGCATCTATTGGTGACGATATTTTCACCGTTGTGGATATCGTTACTAGGCCGTCGGTTCGTAGCATTACTAACGAGCCTTGCACGTCTACGTATTTTATCTGCGATGATGGTAATATTTATTTCACGCAGAGTGACGGCATTAATCGTTCCATTAATATGTTTATGGAGCTGTTTAAGAATAGTGGGCTTGATATTCACACTGGAATTGACATGCAGGTTGTTTCCAATAAGACTAGCAAGGGTAATACCATTAAGTCAATCCGTATTGTTCCTAAGAAGTAATTTTTAGAAGTAATAAACTAAAGCGCCTAATGCATGAAATATTGTGTTAGGCGCTTTTATTATCTAGAAGGTGATTCTATGCCATACAAAAGTCGTGAAGCTAAATACTTTGCAAACAAAAGACGAAACTTGATACGAAAAGCAGAAAGACGAGAAGCAAAGGCAGAAAAAATTAAAGAGAATACTTCTTTGGCAGAATCATATAGAAAAGAAGCGCAGGAATTGCGTTTGGAAGCAAAGAGGTATTACACTACATTTATTAGCGCGCAAGGAAAACGAACTAGAAAAACTGAAAACCAAATCGAACAGTTAATGGCGGAAGCTGAAGCAATAAAAGTTGATGTTGTTCCTAGTGATAGGCAATTGAGACAAAATGAGATAACAAAAAATGCGTTGAATCATCCAAAACCCGCAAAAGAAAGAATAGAGAAATTGAGGGCAAAAGGTAAGCTAGAAGAAGCGCTTGAATTGGAAAATGCAAATCCTAATGCAAAGTACACGCAGGAAGAAGTACAAACTGTTTATAAAGTGACACAGCAGTTATGGCAAGGAAAAGCTGGAGATAGAAACTACTTGATTATGAAGGGGCTACGCGATAGAGGATTAATGACAGGCTGGAGCTTAAAAAAGGCTGTTGAAATAGTTCTAAAAATGGTAAAAGAAAGTCAACTTAATCCATCTTCAAGTGGCGGGTATGAAATAGTAAGCGAAACTTCAAAAGAATTAGCTGGGCCTGATACTAAAGACCCTAGCCCGAAACATTTGCAAACGGTACAATTCATTGATGAAATGATGCAAGCAATAGCAACCTATGCACCAACTGAAATCGAGGAATAATAATAATGAAACGTCTGAAATATTTTTTGTGCGGCGTTTATGATACAGAAACGACAAACATAATAAACACAGACGGTGATAAAGTAGAAGCGCACGCATTTCCAATACTTTTTATTGACAACGACATACGCGGTTTGGATTTGAAAAATTATACGCCCGATGAAGATGATAGAGTGAATTTCTATAGAACAAAAGAAGAGTATCTAAACCGACTGATATATTACATGCAATTTGGCAGGGAGTTTAAAGAGATACCTATAATATGCGCCTACAATCTAATGTTTGACTTACAGCCTTTGATGAATGATTTGGTGAAACTATTTGATATATCGGTAAACGCTCAATCATCAACGAACGTCTATACTCTAGATTTGTACGAAAAAGATACTGATACTCTAGTAATGAGATTCTGGGATACTTTTCACCTAGAAATGCGCGGCCTTGAAGCAATGGGAGAAACGGCAGGATTAGCTAAGGCAAAAGGTAGTTGGGATTATGACCTAATCAGAACTAACGAAACGCCGCTAACTGATGAAGAATATTTTTACGCTAAGCGTGACGTACAAGTTATACCTGCATACCTCAAATATTTGTTACACGCTAATGAATGGATGAAGCAAAGTGATTTAGGCGTAAGAGTGTTAACAAAAACATCCATTGTTAGACAAATGGCACGACGGCAAATTGGTAATAGAAAAATAACTAAGACAGACGGCAAAGAAATAACCATAGATAAAATGTTCACAGAACTTTGCAAAAAGGAGCTACCACAATCCTACTCACAATATGGCATACGCAAAGCGTGTTTTCGTGGCGGATTTACATTCACAGCTGCAAAATTTGCATCGACAATACAGAGAAGAGTTTACAGTGTAGATGTTACTAGTATGCATCACACATTCATTAATGGCAGAATGTGCCCTGATAATTTTGGAATCCTAACATCCGCAGGATTAAGAACCTATGTAACATCGATTCTAAACACGCCTAAAGAATATGTAATGAACAACTATGGCAAGCCTTTTACTCACGCTCTACATGCTAAGCTAAGTTTCTACAATATACGATTGAAAAAAGGAACTTGTTTTGAGGACTGGGGAATTGGCTTAATACCAATGGCAAAATTTAGACCTGAATATTTTAGCGAAAGTGACATGCTACAAAATGCAGGAAATGATGCAGCGGAAAACATGGTACGCTCAAAAGGTTGGCACGATACATTTTCAAACGCGGTTTTTGCATTTGGTAAACTATATAGAGCAGAGAAAATAACGATACACGTAAATGAACTAGAATTGTGGACAATTAGCAGAGTGTATGAATGGGACAAATTAGGCTTAGTTTGTGGCGAGGGAACATGCTCTTTTATCGCTCCGCCTGATTTTGTTACTCTACAATCTAACCTACTATTTGAAATGAAAAGCGCTTGCAAGTTCATATCTAATCACTATCACAAAGGAACACCATATCCCTACAATATCCCTCAAATAATACCCGACGGAATTAGAGACTCTTTGCTAGATGGTACATGTGAGGAACAATTTTTTGAAGAATACTATATTGGTACAGTAAAAGGAATGTTTAACGGTATTTATGGCACAATGGCACAGGATATCTACAAGCCTAGTTTTACTGTAGACGCATTGGGCAATTTGCTAGTAGATAAAAGCACACTACTAACAGAAGAAAACTGGGATGAAAAACAACCTAAAACATGTAGAGTCTTGTATACATACGGAATGCGCATTGTAGGCGGTTCACGTTTGCACATGATTCTAGCTATTGAAGAAATGTACAATAAGTTTGGAAATAGAATCCGTGTTTTGGGCGGCGATACAGACTCAATGAAAATAAGTTGCGATAGTGACGTAACGGAAAAAGAACTAGAGGAAAGTCTAGACATATTTAAAAAGTGCAGTAAACAAGCAATAGATTATTGTATGCAAAGAGTGCGTAAGAATTTCCCCGATATGGCCAGCCCTTTAACTGGAATCGGTGGCTTTGAACTTGAAAATAAAGGCGCCCCATATGACGTACATTTGGAGTGTTGGAATAAAGCAAGAGTATCATACACGAACGGAAAAGCACATATTACATGCGCTGGATTGTCTCGCCCAATTGGCAAGTTTCACATGGAAAGATTTATAGAGAATCTTGTAAACAATGGTAACAAGCCTGAAGATGTTTTGCCGTATTGTCTAGGTTACAATGTAGACGTATCAGAAGAACTATCATTCTCGTTAATGGGACATAGACCAAATGCGGCAGATAAATATATAAAGGAAATAACAGACTATCTAGGAAATAAAAAGGAAGTGATAACAAGTGAATCCGTAGCGCTTTATCCGTCAAACCGATTAATTGGAGATACGACAAAATTTGTAAATGCATCTGGGGTGAAATATATTCAAGACGTTTATCACAGAGAAATAAATCTAAATAACAAGAAACTTTGTATTGTGAACAACATACCAATGATTTTGGAGTCTGTATCGTTTGGTTATAAACCTGTTATGATTGGGAGTGCAATTGAAAATGAATGCTAAGGCTAAACACGCTAGGAATTTGCGCGCTAAGAATTGTAGACACATCTTTAGAATTAATGGTAAATGGTATTGTCATAAGCGCGACGATATGTTTAGGGACATTGACAAGCATTGTATCGACTGCGAGATTTATCAAGAACTACTAAAGGAAATGAAGCTATTTTTAAAGGAGTGTTGTAATGGCTGATTATTACGACTGGCAAGAAACGCTATCTTATGACGCTGATGTTACTATGGTAATTGGTGCTAGAGGTTGCGGAAAAACATATGGACTTAGAAAACAATTCATTAAAGACTACATTAAAAGAAAATGGCGATTTGTAGAACTATGCAGATACAAGAATGAATTGTCTCTGGTAGCAGATGGCTATTTTAATAGGCTTGCAAGAGATAAGGATTTTGAGGATTACGAGTTTAAAACAGATGCTAGATTTGCTTACATGAAAGAAAAGGATGCTAAGAACTGGGAAATTTTCGGATACTTCATCGCTATGACTGATGCTCAAAAGCAAAAGAAAAGAACGTTTGACAATGTGCGCAGAATCCTGTTAGATGAAGCGGTACTAGAAACGAACAATGTTTATCACCGATATTTAAAAAATGAGTATATGGTATTAGCAAACATAGTCGATACAGTATCGCGCGAACGTGCAGATACAGAAGGAATCAAGCCTAGAGTTTATCTGTTAGGTAATGCGTGCGATATCACTAATCCTTATTTTGCAATAATGGGAATTGGTACAGATTTGCAATACGGTTACAAATGGTTCAGAGATAAAACGTTTCTGCTACATTATGTTGACCCAAAAGAATATGCTCAAGAAAAGCTAGAAGGAACTGTAGCAGGAAGAATGGTAAAAGGAACTTCAGAAGAACTAACCGCAATATCTAACACATTCTTGAATACAAATGATGATTTTGTTTTGAAGAAGCCAAAGCGCGCAAAGTTCATGTTCGGTATTATATCTAACTCTAGAAAATATGGTGTATGGGTTGACTACACAGAAGGCTACTATCATATTACAGATAATTTTCCCAACAATGCAGAACCGATTTATTCTCTAACTAGACAAGATTCTACAGTGAACTACATAAACGCAAACAGACTTAATAGAGCAATGAAAAGTTTGGGTGAAGCATATTGGCTAGGAATTTTTAGATATGATAGCGCACTTATTAGAGAACGTTTTGCAAACGATGTTTTGAAATGGTTTGGAGTGAAATAATGAACATACGAGACGAACAAATAATTACGGTATTCATTTTGATATACTTAATCGGTTTCGTAAGCATTGCGTTAGCTCTTGCGCAAATTTTGTATTAGTGGTAATGTTGTCTGTAAGGCGGTACCTAACACGATGCAAGTAAATAGAGTGCGGTACTACGGTTTGACTACCGCGCACCTATTGGGATTAGTAAGCCTTTTAGTTGACTGTTAGGGATACTACCTGTTATAATTGGGGCATATCCTAAAGCGCATTTAGGGTATGCCCATTTTTCTTGTAGTAAAAACAGTTAGTACAGTTGAAGGGAGACAGAACATGGACAATGAAACAAACCTAGAAGAACCCACGAATAATGAACCAATTCCTACTACAGATGATTTTGACCAAACTTATGAAGCGCTTTTGACCCGACTAACGCAAGTTGAAAACATGCTATCCACAATGTCCGATACTCTTAATAATGTAAGCGAGTCTCAAAAGAATTTTGTTAATATGGGAGGGGTAATCCGAGAAACTGAACCTAATGATATTAACGATGATTTTGACGATGATTTTATTCCTTTGGAAGATATGGACTGGAATATTTAATTTTTGGAGGAAAATATGGCAGTTGATAATGTAACTATTTTGGACCGAGTTTGGCTGAATGGTTCAAACGATTTCCAGCAGCGAATTAGTAGGCCTACGCAGGCAAATATTGCGGCTACGCAGGCGGCTATTTTTAACCCTAGGAATCTTGACCTTTATAATTCCTTTGTTAATGCGCTTGTTAATCGTATTGGTGCCACTATCGTTCATTCTGATAATTGGGTTAACCCTCTTGGTGTTTTCAAGAAGGGTCAACTTATTTACGGCGATAAGGTGCAGGAAATTGCAGTTAAGTGGATTAAGTCGCATTCTTATATCGATGATGCTGAGGAAGTCTTTAAGAATTATCGACCTGATGCTAGCGTTTGGTATCACGAGGTAAATCGTAAGGAATATTATCCCATTACCGTCAATCGTGACGAGCTTGCGGAAGCATTTGTAGACGAGTACGGACTTAATGCGTTTTTGTCTGCTATTCTTACGGTGCCGCGAAACTCTGATAATTATGACGAGTATCGTATCATGCTTGAGCTTATTGCTTTTTATGAGCAGAATTTTGGCTTCTATAAGCAGCAGGTCGCCGACCCAGTAGACGAGACTACGGCAAAGGCATTTCTTACTGAGCTTAGGGCATACGCTGGAATGGTTCAATTCCCGTCTACTCTTTATAACTCTGGAAACATCCCTGATATTCCCGTTTTTGCAAAGAATGACGAGCTTGTAATTCTCATGACGCCGCGAACGCGCGCGGTTATTGACGTTCAGGCGCTTGCAGCTGCATTCAACATTGATTACGCAGACGTGCAGCAGCGAATTGTCATGGTTGACGAGTTCCCAATTCCTAATGTTGTTGCGCTTCTCACCACGCAGGATTTCTTCCAAAGCAGGGATAAGCTCTATACGACTACTAGTGCACAGAATCCGCTTACGCTGGGGACTAATTATTTCCTGCATCATTGGTCGCTGCATTCTGTTTCTCCTTTTGCACCTGCGATTCTGTTCACTAAGGCTTAATTTTAGGAGGTAAAAAATGCCCGATGTTAATGGTATTCCTGTTATTAATTTTACGCAGAACCCTCTAACCGCATTTGTTGAAGGTACTGAAAATTCTACTCAGAATATAGTATTTAAATTGAACAACATGAAAAAGATTGGCGAGTTTTACACATGTGATATGCAGGTTGGAAATAAGCTATCTTATTCTGCGCTAAAAGATGTTTATAATAATTTTGTTCCTGCTTATTTTTCTGGATATCAGAGTGTATCCGTTAATCATGAAGATGGTACTGCAACAATTTTGGTTCCATTTGGTAAGATTTATTACGACTATAATCGTATGAAACTTATGGTTCATGAATCTTTAGTTGAGTTTGACCAAACTGGATATAATTATATTGTTGAAAGTGTAACTATTACTTCTGCTAGATTTATTTCTGGTTATATTAATCCTAGTAATAATCCTACTAATAATGATAGCTCTACAACGATGAAATTCTATAACATTACAATCCCTACAATAAACGAGAACAATTAAATAGTTTTAATTCCTAGGCGCCGCTGCAATATGTGGCGGCGCCTTTTTATTAGATAGGTGGTTATATGGAATTCCCACACCTTAAAGATACCAATTTTCCTCACCTCAATAATGTGGATGTTTACGCCTATCATAACGAGTTCGATTATTCACGTTGGATAATTGGTACTAATATCAAACTTTGTAATGTTCTTTGGAGTTCTGATTATAACGACGTTGTGAAGTTTGAAGATGATGAATCTAGAGACTTTTATTTTGCAAATCTAAAAGACTATTACGAGATAGACCTAACTTCTAACAGCCAAACGGTGCCCGATGGTCGCATTAAATTCCCTATCCCTTACGACGTTATGGCGCGATATAATTATGCCGTTGTAACTATTCCAAAAATGCCCGGCGATTCTCCATACATTAATTATGAAGATTCTGAAGCGGGAATTAGGACTTGGTATTTCTTCATTGATTCAATCGAATATCGCGCACCAAATACGACGCTTGCAAACGTCACTCTTGACGCATGGACTCAATACATTAATGATGTAGAAATTAAATACATGTATCTAGAACGTGGTCATGCGCCTGTAGCTGCAACAAATGTCGATACTTATTTGGCAAATCCTATCGAAAATAACGAGTATCTTTTGACGCCTGATTTTACACCGTCTACTTCTAACATTGTTCGTAGCGCAAAATATATTCCAATTGGTAACGGATTGAAATATGTTGTTGTTGCATCTACAATCGCACCATACCAACTTGCAAACATGGGAACAATTACGCAGGATTCTCAATACTCTAATTCTTTGCCTACTTTTAGCGACATTGCAGGACAGCGCGATGGATACCAATTGCAGGTAAATAATTATGGAATTGGTGACGGATACGATTATTCTAATCTTAAAGTTCCTTGCGACTATACAGCGGCAAACGGCGCACGTGTACCAAATGGACTGAATACCTACGCAATACGTGCAAACGAATGTTTCGGCGATGAAGGCGAGGGAATGTTTTTCTATGACGTGATGAAAAGTTGCCCTCAATTCATGCGTTCAATTGAAGGCTGTTTTGTCGTCGATGAAGAAATGATTAGAGACATTGAACCTGAATCGACTTATACCGTAGCAGGACATACGATTAGATGGGTTAGAGGTACAGAGACAATTACGCAGTTTGATAATCTCACAAAAGAAGAGTTCGGATTCCCTGCAAAATATGAACGCTTTGCTAAGCTCTATACCTATCCTTATTCTTCTATGGAGATAACGGATAACGCAGGACATACGGCAACGGTGCGTATTGAGAACCTGTCTAACAGGCGTTACATGCACAACATCGCGCAACTTACATTCCCGTTCACAAACATTAGAACTTTTTTCAGTGGAATTAATGGTAGCGGTTCACAGACTTATGTGTGGAAAAACCTAGTCGATTATGAATCCGAATTGCTCATGCCTAATTCTGATTGGTACGAATTCTGCTTTGATAACGACATTCCATTCTACGCTCTTTATATGGATGGTGAAGCGCAATGGATGTTAGAGAATTTCAATAGCGCGGTTCGTGGCGGAAAAGCGCAGGATTTGGCAACGTATCATGCGGCTGCTAGAAGTGCTAACACGCAGATGCAAAATGCAGTCGATTTTGACTCAATGATTAAGAGCAATGCGAATGCATCCGCTGCAACTGCAAACGCTAATGTGCATAATGCCACAACTACGTCTGCGACAAACAATCAAGAAGATAGAGACTTTAACACGCTAAAAGTTAACAAAGAATGCCATTACGCAAACCTGCTTAACGCTGATGAAATTACGCACAATAATAGCGTCACTGGGTTCAAAAACAATATGATACAAGAAAGTACCAACATAGAAAACGAGAGAACTAGCATTGTCTCTAGCAATACTGCAAGCGGCACTATGGCTACATCTATGGTTAGTGGCGCTGCTAGCATTTTGTCTGCACCAACTGAAGGTGTGGATGCTATAGCAGGAATCGCAGGCGGTATTGGTCAAATGATTAATGGCACCATAAACGCCACAGTTATAGCCAATAATGCAACCGCAACTATTAACGCAAATCATGCTATGTCTGAAGAACTAAAATCGAATAACAGATTAATGACACAAGAAGATAACAGTATGGCTACGATTAGAAACAACCTATTCAATGGCCCATTTGAAGAAGAAACTGGCGGTAGTAATAGGGAGTTTAATAGAATCATTAACGAGCACATACAAGAGATTAACGACAATTTGAACACGCTGAATAACACGAATGCAGATAACATAAAGAAAACTTCAGATTCCAACGCACTTAGAACGCAACAAACTAACGACAATAATGCAGGGTACACGAGAGGTTCTGCTATCGACAATGCACAGGAACATTTGAGGGCTAACGTTCTTGATAAGCAAATGCGAATTCTTGACGCTAGGATTAAGAGTGCAATTCATGTCACTAATTCTGGCGGAGATTCTAAGCCTGATTATATGAGAACACGAGGTATACAAATAAAGATTAAAACTATGTCTAATTCTGAAATCGCAGAAGTTGGTGACTGGTTTACACGTTATGGCTATTCAGTGAATCGTATTTGGGATATCTCGCAAAGTGGAATGTGTCCAATGAAGCATTTTTGTTACTGGAAAACTAACGATATTTGGATTGATGATAGAAAGAGCTCTAATAACGATATTGAAATGATTATTCAGAGTATTTTTAATCGTGGGGTTACCGTTTGGAATAATCCAAATGAGATAGGGAGGATTAATGTCTACGACAATTAATAGCTATGATTCTGCTATTGCATCAAAAATTATTAAAGCAGGAACTTTGCAAGGATTTACAGACGCCGAACTAGAGCACTATATAAACTATCGTATTAGTATTGCTATTGCTAACCACGATGCAGAAATTAAAGCAAATGACGTTGCCACAAGAATCGAGAATGCCTTAGCAGCTTCCACGCAGTCTGTTATCAATAGTGAAGTTATGATACAATTGAACAGGGCAAACAAACCTGCATTGAAGGTGGTTGAAAGTGACTAGACGTGGTGGTAAAAATCGTACTAAGCCAAATCGCTACAATTGCGGGAATGGCATGTTTTGGCAGAGCCCTAACCATAACAGGCAACTTGTAACGCTTTATCGCAACATTATTATGCAAATGGCTATGTCCCGTTTTCGTTGGGTAAATTTGCCTGAAACCTGCGATGCAAGATTTTTGGAATACACGCTTCTAACTGAAGGTGTTGCAACTATTCTGCATCCAAAGGGACAGCCTAATGTGTTCTATTCTACAAGGTGCGTTTTTGACTCTGAGCCTAACGTTTATAACGACTATACAAAATGGCGTTCGGTAGGTAATAATGGATGGTCGATTTATGGTTCGCGCGAAAATGGCGTTCTTGTTTGGGATAATTCTACGAGATTCCCGCTAATGGAAGGTATCAACATTTACGCGCAGGAATTGGCACACATTACTATCACTAAGGAAATTAACAGATTCCATCAACAAATTCCTTGGATTCTAACTGGCCCAAATGAGCGTAAGCAAGATATGGTCAATTTGTCTAAACAGGTTATCGGCGGAGAAATTGCCGTTTTGGGTTTGGATTCTATGGATTCTATTGATGTAAAAAATCTATCTCTAGCAGTACCATTTTTGGGAAATGAGTTATCGCAGGATGAAAAGAACGTTTGGAATCGTGTTTTTACTATGCTTGGCGTTGCAAATTCAACTCTTAAAATGGAACGTCAAACGCAGGATGAAATCGAGTCTCAACAAATGCCAACAACTCTTGTTAGAAGTAGTTCGCTAGAGTGTAGGCGAGAAGCTGCAAATTATCTTAATAGTAAGTTTGGTACTGATATTTCAGTTGTTTGGTATGAGGATAACGAGTCTAGGAACTTCAACTTTGTTACTAACCTACAAGCAGTAACGGAGACGCTATGATTGACGTAGAAAAATATGAGCCTGATTATGGCGATTGGCATGAATTTTATACGCCTATTTCTGTTTGTGTTGGAGACTTGTACACCGACGGATGGTTTGACCTTACAGAAAAATCTTGGGATTTTCCAAAATATTCTGAAGAGCAACATGCTAGACTTTGCGAGAAAATTCTGAATCATTTTTGGGATAGAGATATTGGAGTTCTACCGCCTGGCCTTTGGAAAAGAAAATTCCTTGAAAAGTTACGCGAGATTATGCCCAAATATATTCCCATGTACGCACTACTAGCAGAGTACCCAAACCTATTTAACGCAGGAACCGAATATTATAAGGCACGAACTATTTATTCTGATTTTCCTCAAACACAATTGGGTGGAAATGAAGATTATGCTTCTACTGGAAATGATATCGAATATGAAAAGATTAAACAGACTAGCATTCTTGAATTGCAGGACGCGCTTAAAAGATACAAGGATGTTGATGAAATGATACTTGATGAACTAGAGGAACTGTTTTCGTGTCTTATTTCAGTGTCCATAAATGGGAGGTGATTTTTATGGATTACAATGCGATTATTCAAGCTATCGGAAGCGTCGGATTTCCAATTGTTGCATGTTGCGGAATGTTTTACATGTACAATAAGGTAATTACCGACCTAACTAACACGCTTACAAAAATTGAATCTACTCTAGATGTTATTGTTAAGAAAGTAGGTGATATGAATGTATCCAATTCTTAGAAACGTTTTGAATTATTGGGGCTGGACTGATTATACCCCTACTATTCCTAAGCTTTATTGGGATGTTGAATCGCAAGAAGAACGCATTAAGAAGATTTGCAAGGAACTTCACAAACTTTGTGAGTATGCAAACTATCTTGGTGAGAATATTAATCTTGACCACGAAACTATCGAAAAAATTTACAAGGAATTTGAGAAGTATATAGAGTCTGGTTTCACTGATTATTATATTGATGTTCTGAACAAGTATATTGAAGAGCATTTAGCAGAAATTATGCGTAAGCATATGGGAATCATTTGGCCTGCGATTGATGATACTGGCCATTTTGTTCTGTATTCTGCTAGCATTATGGATTTGTCTTTTGATGTAATGCAATCGAAAGATGAAAACTTTGGTCGTATAGTTATTAAGTATTAGTGGAGGAAAAATGCCTACTATTAACAACGTGCCTACTACGCAGTATATCGGCCCTAAGATTGTCCCTCATTTTGCTAATCCCGCAGAGTGGAGCATTAATAATGAATATGATGCGCTATCTATTGTTACGAATAATGGCAACACTTATTGGGCTAAGTATAATGTTCCTAGTGGCATTGATATTTCTAATACTGAATATTGGTATTTGAGTGCGTATCCTGATGCGCAGATTCAAGCATACCGTAATGAGGTTATGGAGTATGCACGTACTGTTGACGGTTTCGCAGATGCTATAGCACAAAATTCTAGCGATATTACGGAACTTAAAAGCGCGGTTTCTGGTAACAAGATTTCTGCTGGAATTACGCCTTGGTATCTTGGCAATTTCTGGAGCATGTATCATCCGCAAGGATGTTGCCGAGACAGTAATTCTGCATATTTTATTAATACTGCGGATAATTTGGGCACGTATGTTTATATCGCAAATTTGGGTACTAACAGTATATCTAGTATTAAAGTAGACGCTGAAATTTATGGACACGGCAATTCTATGTGTTATGACAAAAATAGAAGTCGCTTTTGGATTTGTGGTAGCAATTTGTATTATAAGGGTTCTACAGATACTTTTAGGAATCCAATACAGTTTACAAACGGTGTGCCTGCGCGCGGTTTTTCCTGCATTTCTTTTGATGATGTTACCGAAACTTTGTGGGCGTTTTCTGGACTAACAGATGATATTACTAATGACATTTATCGTATGGGTAAAAACGCTAACACATTTACTTATTATGGACAGTACGATAATTCTGCTCAGCATAGGCAAGATATCGCAGTAGAAGATAATATTTTGTATGTTGCAGATACTAAGGGAAATATTACGATTTGCGACCTAAATAGTCTTGACGAGAATAATCGCGTTACAAAAATAGATTCTTGCACAATTGAGAAGCACGATACAGCGCTTAAATATATGTTCGGTGAACCTGAAGGAATCGAGTTTTACAACGGCGTTATGTATGCAAGCGCCGCATGTATTGGACAATCCGATTCTTATAACACTGTATTTCTTGGTATTCCTTTTGGTGGAAATTCTATCCGTAATGAGGTAGCGATATTTGAACCGCTTGATGTTACGCTTAACGCTACGACAAACGCAAAATTCGCAAAGGACACAAACGAGATTGGTAATCTGGCAGACCTGCGATTCTTGTTTAACAAGTCATTTAGGGCTGTTAATATTAATGGTAATTTTACAGATGAATTTTCGTTCGCTATTCCTGATGGTATTACTCTAACTTTTAGTGCTAATGAAAATGAAACTGCAAATGTAACGCTAGGTGGGGGACTTCTATTTGGTAGTGCTGCCTTTAGAATTGATGGTCGCGTCACTATTACAGCGGCAAGCACAGAACGTGTATTCCGCGCGCTAAATTCCGGTGGAATCATAACAATTAATATGGCTGGTACGTTTAGCGGTAATAAGTTTATTGATAGTGGTACGCTTAAACCGCTATATGTTCTTACTGGTACAGACGGCCACAATATACCAATAGAAGGTGTTACAGTTTCCACCTATCCTGCGATGCTTGTAAACGGAAGTTTGGTGGAATTGACTTATGCTTAAAGGAATCGACATTTCATCGTGGCAAGAAGGTATCGATATTAAGGCGATATCTAAACAGTGTGATTTTCTAATCGCTAAATGCAGCGACGGAACGTACTTTAAAGATAGACCTTTTGAATCGTATATGAATGCTGCATATGAAAATGGAATGTTGGTAGGATTTTATCACTACGCAGAACCTAGCATTGCACCTGAAGAACAAGCAGAATATTTTTGTAACGCAGGTAAAGAATGGTTTGGTAAGGGTATTCCCGTTCTAGACCTAGAAGAAAATAATATCGGAAATTGGGAAAATTTTGCTACACGATTTATGAACTATGTTGAAAAGAAAATGGGAGTTAGACCGATACTTTATATTTCCAACGGTGCAACACTACTTTTTAGCAAAGACTTTGTAAAGCAGAATCCTATTCTTTGGGCGGCCGAATATTGGTACAACGATTTGACGTACTATGAAAACTTCTGGGATGAATACCCAATTACTGAACCTTGGCCCGATGCGACTATTTGGCAATTTACAAGTAGCGGAAGGTTAGACGGATTTGATGGTTATTTAGACCTAGATTATTTTTATGGTACTGTTGATGACTGGAATAATATTTGTGGAGGTACAGATATGATTATTTCTGATGAAGATATTGATAAGATTGCCAAACGTTGCGCAGAATATACTTATGGTAAGTCTGATAAAGCTGCAAATCTGAATATGTACAACGCTACTCATTGGGCATATTCTTATATCAAGAGTTGTTACGAGATTTTGCAGCGAATTGCAAAGAAACTTGGTGCATGATGCGAGAGTATTTTGTAGCTATCATTTATTATAAAGATGGTTATACCTACGAGAGTAGAATGTTTAAGGACTATGAAACGTGTAAAGATGTGGCACGAATTGAAATGAATAAATTTGAGGATGCAGAATACTTTATAATTGAGAAAAGATATTTCAAATGTTAAAGGGGTCGTTTGAGGGGGGAATTTTTTAATTCCTGTTTTAGAAATCCCGTTTCGTAAAAAATGCGAGACGGGGTTTCTTTTTTAGCGGAAAAAATTTTTTAAAAAGTTTCGGGAGATTTTTTGGGAAAAATTTTGGAATTTTCGGCGCAAATTATTAGCAATCGATTGCGTCCAATTTAATTAGGTGTGATGGATTGAGTACAATTGAGTTGTGCGCTATTCAGTTGCACGCCATTCAGTTGTGCGCAAGCGAAAAGTAAGACTTGGCTAACTTTGGTATATGACACCGACGAGGTAGCATTTGGATATGACACCGACGAGGTAGCATTTGGATATGACACCGACGAGGTAGCATTTGGATATGACACCGACGAGGTAGCAT